GGCCATTGACGGAGCGCCTGTGCGAGTTGATCGCCGCCAGCGCCATCCAGTACGCCCGCTCGCCCTGGCGCTGAGTCAGTTGGCCGAGGCCGGCGCCGATCCAGACCAGGCCGTGAGCGATCGCCACGTCGTCACCGGTGGCCAGCGGCGAGTACAGCGTGTGGCCGAAGTGCTGCAGCGGCTTCGGCAGCGAACGGATGGCAGCCTGCACCAGACCGGCGGCCAGCATGTGGGCGGAGCGCCCATTGGTGTCCTTGCGGTCGGGGTGCGTCTCGTTGGCCACCCGCCCCTTCTTGCCCAGCGCGGCCTTGTCGGCCGCCACCGCCAGCACTGAGCTCCGACTCTCGTAGAAGGCGTCATGCCAAGCCTGGCGCGCGCTGATCAGTCTCATTTCGACTCTCCCCTGTAGTTTCCTGTAGTCACTGCTCGCCCTCGAGGAGAGGGACGATCTTCACTCGCACGCCTGGCGTTTCGCCGTAGCGCTTCCCCACCACCGCCTTCACGACCTGGACGTCGTCCTTCCAGACCACGCCGTTCAGGCCGTCGTAGATCGCTTTGATCACGTTGTCCATGTCGGGCTTCTTGGTGGGGTAGAGGCCGCCGGCCAGCGCCAGCGACTTCCGCTTTTTCGACATCGATTGAGGGATGCTCAGCGCGATGTCGAGTTCGACCAGCACCGGGCCCTCGAACAGCGCGCGACCTGCCATGGCCTGCTGTCCGCTATGTGCGATCAACCCCTCGTAGTTCGCCGTCTTCGCCGGCGTGAACATCCTGGCGTGGGCGCCGACACGACCGATACGCGGTCTCCCCTTCCCCACCGGCTCGCCTGGTACGGTGAACATCACTGGGCGGAGGTCATGCATCACGGCGCACCTCCGGCGCTTTCCGGCGCATCTTGGCCAGCAGCAGTTCCCGCGCCTGGGCGCCACTGAGCCCATCCAGGCCCTGGGCTTGCATCCGCCGGCGGAGCTGCTGTTCGGCTTCATCCTCGGCCAGGTCCAGCAGGCTCTTCCCGGTGTCATGCTCAATCGCGTGGATGACGGGCTGGCTCAGCGGGATGTTGTTTGCCCACCGCCGGACCATCTCTGCGTAGTGGAACCCGAAGCGCTTGCGGAGGCGATCGTCGTTCACCTCGCCGGTGCGCAGATCGAAAACGCCGGTGGCCTCGGCGGCGGCCTTGACCACCTGGTGGCGATAGCGGCACGCCAGAGCCTGGTTGAACGCGGTGTCGTGGTCCGGCAGACCGAGCGACTCCGGCTGGACGCTCAAGCAGAGTTCCCGGAATGTCGGCGCCGCCGGCGGCCAGTCGAACCGGCTGCCCATGAACGTCAGCATGTTGAGCCCGTGGGCCAATTGCTGGCCGGTCAGCCCCTGGAGCACCGTAGCCCAGGCGCCGTCAGGATTCGGGTTGTCGCCAAAACTCGACGTCCAGCGGTGCCCGTACATCTCGGTCATCTTCACCCAGAGGCGTTCCAGCAGCCTGTCGGGCAGCCTCGTTGGCGGCGACGATTGCGTTGACGCGGTCGACGGCTGAGCGAGGGCCTTGTCGATGTGAGAGGCCGCGCTTTGCGGCACGATGGCCGGCTTGGCCTTCGGCGTTTCCTGCTTGGTTTCCATAGCTGCTCCTGTTCTGGTCGAAGCGCTGGTTGCGGCGGATTTTCTGTGCCAGTTCGTGCTCCCACTGGCCTTGGGACTGGTATTTCTCGGGGCGGTTGATCCAGTAACTGCGGAATTCGAGAAGCTCGTCGTCGCGTAGCTGGTAGCTCCCAATTCCGTTGCGGACCAGCGTTGCCGCCCACCCCTTCGCACTCGGCACCCAGGCCTCATGCATCGGGAATCGGTCAGCACCAGATACCGGCTCTGCCTCGCGCGCGTTACGTGACGGAGGAGGTATCGGAGGAAGACCGGATGTAGGCCCCACCTCTGGCCCCACCTCGGGAGAACCTCTGGCCCCACCTCTGGCCCCACTTGCTCCAACCTCTTCGCTGTAGCCCAGTAGTTCCGGGGCTTCTGACTCTAAATCCTTGGCCCCACCTAGGGCCCCAGGTCTGGCCCCACCTTGGTCAAACCTCTGGCCCCACCTCTCCGAGACGGATTGATCCCGTGAGGCCTTCGGCATGTGGAAAACGAAAGGACCGATGCTGGGCATAGGCTCGACCATGCCGCGGCGCACCAGCGCATCGATGGTGTAGCGGGCCTCCTTGCGGGTCGCCTTGTGCGCAGGACGCCCAGGTGAGGCCGGGATGCTCAAAACCTCAATCAGCATCTGCTCGCTCAGGCGGCGGGTTTCGCCAGCGATGCCGGTCCTGTAGTCCATGAACATCCGGATCGCGCAGTACACCTTCAGAAGCTGATGCGGTTCGTCGAAGAGCGCATTCCACTCCTCGTCGTTGATCTGGAAGGACGGCACGGCTACCCCTGAACAAGGCGCGGCCGGCGCATCTGGTCGATCATCCGCAGCGCCTCATCGGTCGCCGCCCTGGATTCGGAGAGCTCCCGGTGGGCCTCCTGCAGTTCCTGGTCATCAGCGCCGTCGACGAGGTTGGCCACGGCCTGCTGCGCCTCACCGTTCTCCTTGATGAGTGTCCGGAGCATGCAGAGCACCTCCGGCCGCTGGCCGGCATCGCCGCCGATCAAGCGCACCGACACGCCCAGCGGCGTCAGGATGTCGCCCAGGGCCTGGACCTTCAGGTCAGCCGGCAGCGCGGCGAGGATGCTGGGTACGAAGTTCGCCGGCACCAGGTTGGTGTCCTTGGTTCCGTCGTCGAGCCAGCGGAACACGCGGTCGGCGTTGACCTTCATCCGCTCAGTTGTATCGCGCGTTGGCGGGTCGAAGACGATGCCGGTGACCAGCGCTCCCTGGATGCGCTCGTGCGCCTCCACGATGTGCTGGACCACGGTCTCTCGGCTCCACCCCTCTCGGCGGCGCCATTGGTTCACCACGCCGAGCAGCGTGGAAATCAGGGTGTGCGACTCATTCCGCATGCACTGCGTCTCCCACACGGTTAGGATCATTTCGCCATGACGCACGGATGACCGCGCTATCCCTGGCTCCCCTTACAGCGCGATGGCCGAGGAGGCTGAAAACTTGAAAATCGATCGCACGACTCAGAAAGCCGTTCTGGACCGCTTGGCGGACGCGTATCCCAATCCGGTACATACCGATGGGCTCTCCGATCTCTTCGACGACACCAAGATGCTCACCGCCTGCTGCGCCTACCTGCACGAGCACGGCCTGGCAAGGGCAAAAATCTCGGAGTTTTTGAGTGAAGGCCGCGAACTGCTGTACGCGGAAATCACAGCCAAGGGGATCGACTTTCTGGCAGATGACGGCGGCCTGAGCGCAATCCTGGGGCCGGTGACGATCAAGTTTCATGAGGACTCTCTCCGCCAGATGATCGAGCTACGTCTCGCCAATGCGAGTGATCAGCAGGTGACGCCGGAGGAGAAAACCCAGCTTGTTCAAGCGCTTCGAGGACTGCCCGCCGATTCCATAAAACACCTGACAACGCGACTACTGGACCTGGGCATGGACAATCTGCCTCGAGCAGTCGAGATAGTTCGTACGTTCCTGTCGTGACGCCCCCCACCTCCTCCGTTGAGCCCAGCGTGAAATGGAGGAACCCGATCCGGGGTCCATGGCTGGTGTGCAGCGGCGTGTAGAACTGGACGGGTAGATCGTGGGCGGTGACGCGGAGGAACAGCTCAGTGCTGTCCGGCTCGCAGCGATTGGCGAGCAGCACCAGGCCAAGCTGGGACTGCGTGAAGGTAAGGCCGCCTACCACCCCGCCGAAGCTAGAGTTCGATTGCTCGGAGGTTAACTTGCTCGTCGACATGGTCAGGCTACCGCTTGTGCTGGCGTGTCAGGCTTCGGCTCCAGATAGCGCTCCGGATACAGCACATGCATTTCCGTGAGCGCGCCACCGAACACGCGAACGAGCTTTTCGGCCATCGAGGGCGACGCGCGCTGCTCGCAGCGTTCAATCCTCGAAAGATTGCCGGTGTCGATGGTTTCACCGAGATCGCGTAGGCGCTGAGCTACATCTGCAAGGCGCCATCCCCGATCCAGGCGAGCTTTCTTCAATGGGGTCATGACGAAAGTCCTGGAAAGTGACGCCTCAATTCTGCGCATGACGCAGATTATTTGCAACTTCGTTCTGCGCCCTACGCTTTGCGTGCGGCGCAAATCAGCCAGAGAATCGCGGTCATGGACATCGGATCTATCATCAGAAAAGCGCGGAAGGCACGAGGCCTGACGCTCGAAGCTCTCGCCCACCAGGTGGACTCGGACACTGGAAACCTCTCGCGCATCGAGCGTGGCAAGCAGGGAGCTAGTCAGGAGTTGCTTTCCAAGATTCTCTCGATTCTTGACCTCTCACTCACGGGTCTAGCGGAAGAGCCCGCGGGCAATGTAGGCCCCACAGAGCAGCCAGGGCGCCTCTACCGCTACCCGGTGGTCAGTTGGGTCGCCGCAGGCGCCTGGCGCGAAGCGATAGAGCCGGCCGGCTTCGATACATTCGAACTCAGTGACTATAAGGGAAAGGGAAGGTCATTCTGGCTGGAGGTGAAGGGGGATTCAATGACAGCTCCTGCCGGCGAGAGCATTCCGGAAGGCATGCTGATTCTCGTCGACACCGGGCTCGATCCGAGGCCTGGCGATCTGGTGGTTGCGAAGCTGGCCGACAGCAACGAGGCAACCTTCAAGCAGTTCGTGTCCGACGCAGGCCAGAAGTACCTGAAACCCCTGAACCCCGCATATCGCATGCTCTCCATCGACGACAACTGCGAGATGGTCGGCGTTGTCACCCGAGCTATCCGCAAGTTCAGGTGATCCACCGAATTTGGCCGACTGGCACATAGGGCTAAGGCGGCCTTACCCACCGATCAGTTCCCCCCTCTTCTTGACCCGATAGGTCGCCATATACTCGCTCTGGCTTTCCACTTGGCCGTCACTCCCCTCCCGCTCCTCCCACTTCAGCGTTACCGTGCCGTCATCGTTGAAAACCATGTCAATGCCGTCGGTCTCGGACAGCAGTTCCATCACCTGTTCCCACGCTTCATCGGTATCGGTGTCCAAGCGGTGGATCGTCACCCTTCGCAGGTCTTGGGCTTTCGGTGAGTTGATCATCTCCGATATGCGGAGCCCCAATTTCTCAACTGGAGCCACCGGTTTCGCGTCCTGCTTCTTCTGTTGTTTGGCCATCGAAAGAATTCTCTAAACTGTATATTCATACAGTATTTTTATAGCAAAATTCTGTCAGCAACTGCCAGCATCGAAGCACAAGGAGTACTCGGAATGCTGTTCTGTCCATGGTCCGAAACCACCTATATCGCTGTCGTCGACCGAGTTCGGGCGCTGATTGACAGCCCTCAGGCACAAGTCCAACAGTCCGTGCGGATCAAACGCGCGAGCAATGAACCGGCATGGGCCTGGTTTCGACTGGAGCGAGACCTCCGCAGCATCGACGGAGTAAATGTCGAGGCTCGGGATGACGGAAGCCTATTCGTTTATTGGTACATCGAATTGCCCCGCTGATACCCCTCCCCTTAGCCCGCCCAAGTGCGGGCTTTTCTTTTCCTCAAAATCTGCGCTTGACGCAGAATAAAATCTGCGCATAATGCAAATTAGATTCTGCGCCATACGCAGAATTAGGCCGCCGAGCCGACCGCTCTTTCAACAATTTGGGAACCCATGCCGGCCTCTGGTTGCCGGCCAGGCTCAAGGCCGACGCGACGCATCTGGAATCGCGCGCCGAGGGTCTGCACTGCTCACGCTCCCTGCCAGGGCCACTCAGATGGTGGCTTTGTACCTGGTACCGCCGAAAGGCGGGGAACACAGCGGAAAGGCGCCGAAAGCGCTTGCAGTGAGGACAGAAATCATCGCCCAGGCGCAGGTGGCGGGTAACAGCGCCAGAGCAAGAAAACTGCGACGTTCGGCATGCCGGCTGAGCGGTTCACTGATACACCAGAAGCACCACCCGCGGGTTGTAGAAGCCCAGTAGGCGAACGCGGTAGGGAACATCACTGAGCAGCCTTGGAAACAGGGCTGCTTTGGATGTACCCAAAGCAACGCAAGGAAACGAAAATGGCCCCATTCCGACCAGGCCAATCAGTGATCCTTAAGAACCCGAGAGGACCGGAAAAGCCGGGCGTAGTAATCGGTTCAATCCACCTCGGCAACGGCAGAGGCCGTGGAGAATTTCTCCTCCTCGTCGTCGAGGGCAGGACACTCAAGGCACGTGCAGGCCGCGTAAGAGCCGTCTAGTCAGTAATACCATTGTGAAGCTGACTCCAGAATCGCGAGGCGACCTCGCCTGGAGCAATCTGCTCGATACTGGTAGAACTGCAGGATGACTAAGCACCCTGCAGGATGATTGGAGAGCCGGTTGGTCACGGGTAGTCGTGAGACCAAGACCAGATTGGGGTGGTATCTAGTGGACCATACTGGCCTGGAATTACCTTCGGCGGAACAAACAACGAACCACGTTTGAGCGTCCACTGCAAGTTGGGTTGGCTCAAGGAGAGCCGTCCACTATCAGTGAACTCCAGATATGCCGGCACACCCGTTGCAGTGCGCGTCTGCCAAAGTACAGTGGTTCCTTTGTAAATAACAAAGTTACCATCTGCTTGTACAACTGCCTTATCAGCCCCCATAGTATTAGTGGTCCAAACCACAGCAATAGGGCTGATTCTATATATCACTAAATTTCCATCACCCTGAAACACTAGGCGATAATTTCCATTTACATATTCAGTACCAGGCATCATGACAGTGCCGGTAGGGATCAACTTGTTCTTGACACCAACCTCCGGCTTGGACAGAACCAGAGAGGCCCAGTTTGCCTGATCCATGAATATCCCAAAGTCTCCATCATTCTGAAGCACTAGGTATGCACGGTCTTTGTAATCCTCGAAAAGATAAGGAGTAGACACATTACTGGTCCATGCCAACTGTCCGGCCTTATTATACATATTAAGGTTGAATTCCATGACAGCCTTAGCGCCTGGCCCAACAGGGGTTGTATTCCAAAGGGGTTTATTTCCGTCCTCATACAGTACCAGATTGCCATCCGCCTGCATTACCAACATATACTTGCCATTCGGCGAAGTAATGAACTGCCCATCACGAATAACTTGACGTGGAGCGAGAGAGCTTGCCATTTCATGCCTCCTTTTGTTTGGAGACTTCATGCTAGACAGCCGAGTTTAACCGTTCAACAGCTTTATTTATTTGGATTAAAAAATTTAAACTCATATAAATAAACAAGAAATCAAATTACCCGCCTACCCCATAGAACCACGCTGCCTGTGTTCTGAACCCATGCAGAGCTGGCTCTAACAGTAGACTGGACGCTTCATCAAGCTCATCCCCCAACAGCCTTAGCATTTTAATATTTTGCAATTCAAAAAACGCCTCACCATCTGAAATTATGATTCTGGCTCTTTCCATATTTGCATCCAACTGCTGTGACCAACGTGAAAACTCGGCCAGCCTCCTAAGGCTTAACTGATCAACGCTATTCACATCCATATTACGCAACTCCTCAGCCGGGGATAATATCTCTTGCCTGAGTGCTTTATGGAGATCATTGGTCCAGAACTTTAGACCAGCGATTTGGCCAGCCACTACCTTTTTCTTGGGCCATCCCTTTGCCAGCCACGCCTCAAAAGTCTGCACCTTCCCATCTACGCTTTCCTTCGCCTCATGGACATACAGACGCTCTGCCTCTTCCCGAGTCATGGGAATACTAGCACCTAGAACCGCATCATTGACCTTACTGCGATTAATAAGAGCACGAACGACATTAGGATGGCACTTATTTAGAATTATTTTTAACTTTGACACTCGCTCAGCCGCAAGCTTTAGTTCATCCAGCTCTCCCCACAACTCCTGAACGCGAGATTTAACAATATGAAACTGTTCTAAATTCCGTTGATAGGCCTGCTTCTTTCTATACTGGCTCGTCTTCTCGGTGAATATTGCTCCTAAGTGTTTTTTTCCACAGACATTTCCTATGTTCGTTTCCAGACCATCTGTGGTGCTAATCAGATAGCCGCGCCGATGCGGAGTACGGCAGTTCCGAATCCCACACTTCACAGACTTGGTATCCGGAAATATGTATGCACCAAGAATCTCTAAAAGCTCTCTGCCGGATTTTTCACCAAAATCCAAAACCTCTCGATAGTCAGGCCGATCAAAAAAATCTTCCGGAGATTTGATTTCTAAAGACATCAGCACACATCCCTTCGACTAGTAGGCTGGCATTCTGCCTCTAGCCTACCGCAACAAAACCTCAATCACAGCCCCTACCCGGAGACACACGATGAAGCGAAACGCCAACCCGGTGGCGACCGTTGCTGCCTGGAATTCCGCATACCCCGTCGGCACCGAGGTCGACTACCGATTCCATCGCGGCGCGGCGCCGAAGCGCACCCGTACCACTACTGAAGCCCAGATCCTCGGCGGACACACCGCTGTCGTCTGGCTCGCCGGCGTGTCCGGTTGCGTTGCCTTATCCCACTGCGAGCCGGCCTGAACATGGCATGCAGTAACTTCCCCGTTCCCCGGCGACGAAGACGAGCAGTGGGACCACGCTTAAAGCGGGTTCGCCCCCAAATTCTGTTTTGCCAATGCTTGATTTGGGACTATCTGGTAGGGGCCTCGAACGAATCTCGATAGGACTTGAAAGCCTCTATCGCATGCTCATTTCTATTATTTCCGTCAGAGTCATCGACCATCCTTTCCTCTGGCGTCTTGCCTCCATAGTAGTCTTCGAACCAACCGAAGTACTGCAATCTGATAGAACCAGGGTGAAACTTACTATCAAGCGCCTTCCACCACGTCAAACAGGCTGGACAAGGTGGGAGTTCCGTGAAGCATATAATTGTTCGGACTCCCCGTGCATAGAGTTCTCTTCCTATAGGACCAGGAGAATTCTGCATGCCAAGTATCATTATATTGGTAAGCGGAGGCTCCCAGTTGGCCCTAACGCACCGCTCCAAGGCAACCCGCTCGCTGTGGAGCCCCGCTGATCCAGCAGGGGTGCTTGAAGCCTTATGGTCTTTTCCAATTCGAGCATTGTTATTGTCAAGCAACCTTATTGCGCCGAAGCATTTTCCCAAACCAATATCCCCCGACCTTCCACGACCTTTTCTTGCTTTATAAGCGACAACATCAACCCCACGAAAGTCAACGCCCTCAACATCGAGCGGCTCGAAGCTAATCGCCATATCGACAACCTCCCTGTTGTGCTCGCAACTATATATACGCACGAACTCAGGCATTCAGTGTAGTCATATTCAAGACTACCCATAGAACAAAAAACCAGCAGCATAATTCTCATTTGAAATAAGTCCCTTTCTCCCTCCCGCTTGCAGTTACCAATGCGGGCGACCGCCCTCTACCAGTGCGAACCGAGATAGATCGGTTGCTCTCGAAATCCCTCGAACGGAGTCACACCATGCTGATCTTGACCCGCCGCCCCGGCGAAACCCTGCATATCGGCGACAACATCACCGTCACGGTCCTCGGTAGCCAAGGCGACCAGGTGCGCCTCGGCATCACCGCGCCGGACGACGTCGCCATTCACCGCTCCGAGATCTACCAGCAGATCGGCAACGTCCGACCGGTGCCGCCGGCGGGGATGGTCGAAGCCTGGAACCGAGAGCACCCGGCGCCAGCGCTGATCGAGTACCGCCCGTACCGAGGGGCCGAACCACAGCGCACCCGCACCGTCGGCCGGGCCAGCGTGTCGCTTGGCGGGGCGGCGGTTATCTGGATCGAAGGCCAGTCGGCGCCGGTGGCGTTGCGGGCCTGCACCGCGATCTCCTGACTTCGGCGCCTGGCCCATTGCCGGGCGTTTAACCCACGGCGAGCGCCCGCCGGTCCAACGGCGCGTACAACGGAGGACCTCACCATGTAGCCCAGCCTCAATCGGCAGATCGCCAACATGCGGTCGAGCCTGTACCCAACCGCTTTCACATAAGGCGGTGCATGTAAGTGGAGACAGGGCGCTTGGCGGCGCCCTTCTCTTTCCTGCTCCTGGCACGGCCAGGGCGCAGCGGAGAGTGATTTGAGGCGTGGAAGCTGGGAGCCGAAAGCTCCCTGGAGACACGCGGGAAGCGCGGGAACAAGCGCGCACGTGGGCGGCCATGGCCGATGAAGTTCCGGGCATCAGCACAGTCACCGCAGCAGCGGCAAACACCCGAGAAGCGCACTGATGCCAGAGCCGGAGTCGCGACCGGCCAGATCACTCCCCGCTGCGCATGCAGCGTTCCCCATCTTCGCCCGGCTCCGGCCGGGCTTTTTTCAACCTCCATTCGAGAGCACCCACCACGGCGCCCCACCGGGCACGACTGCCGTGTGCCTGGGTGCTGCCGAATGCAGGTGAACCACGGAGCACACGCAATGATCGACCCACGAGCGAACAGCCCGGAGAAACTGGTGCCGCCGGCACCGCTGCCGCACGTAAGCCGCGGCGCGCTCAAGCGCATCAAGCATCCTCAGCCAATCCCCACCGGCTGCCCGCACTGCGGCGGTCTGGTCCGTCTGGTCAGCAACCGGGTGATCTACGGCCGAGAGTACGGCGACTGGCCGTATGCCTACGCCTGCACTGGCACGGGCTGCGGCGCTTACGTGGGCCTGCATCCCGACACCGACGTCCCATTGGGGACGCTGGCCGACAAGCCCCTGCGCGACGCTCGCAACCGCTGCAAACGGCCATTCGAACGCATCTGGCGCGACAAGCTGATGACGCGCAGCCAGGCCTACGCCTGGCTCGCCGCCGAACTCCAGATCATGCCGCCCGAATGCCACTTCGGACTCTTCGACGTTGACCGGTGCGAGCGGGCCAAACGCATCTGCGACGAGTACCTGGAAGCGATCTACACCAGTTCGGCGAGGTGGGGATGATGTGTACATACCGCGAGCGCCGCAACCGCGCGGCTTTCAGCAACGCGCAACTCGCTTACGACCGTGCCGTCGACCCGCTCTGGGACCAGCCGGACCCGGAACCGGAGCACGAGGACGAAGAGCAGGAGGACGAAGATGGCATGGGCGAATGAGCGCGCAGAGGGCGTGATCGAGGAAGCGATCGTCGCTATGCGTCGGTCGGTGATCCCGCGCCACGACCAGTTGGTATGGCGCGGCCAGATCGAGATGGCCTACACGCTGGACGCCATCGGCACCCGGCAATACGACGACATGCGCCGGCGGCTCGACGCCGCAGCGGATGCGAGACAGCAGGAACTGAGGAGCATCGACCTATGACCACCCGCCCCGTTCGCTCGATCATCGAAGACCAGCTCGACGACCTGGTGATGCCTGCCGGCGCCGACATCGCCGCGGTGCTCGGCCTGCCCCGCGAGACCCTGGTGGTGAATCTCCCGCGCCGCATGGCCGTGACCATCAAGAAAGGCCGGAAGTGCCTGGGGGTGCGTCGTGAACGCGAAGCGTAAAGCCACCCTCCTCGGCGCCCTGGCCATGACCGCCTTCTACATCCTGCTCATCTTCGCCCCAGCCTGGGGCGGTCTGATCACCGCCGAACAACCCGCCACGGCACCCATCGCCGGGAAGTGAGCCAACCATGCAAACCATCACCGTGCGCGCCTCGTCCTGGGGCGCGCTGTTCGACTGCGCGTTCCGCTGGGAGGGCGTACACCTCCTGAAGATGCGCAGCCCTTCGTCCCCCCGGGCGCTGCTCGGTACCGCGATCCACGCCAGCACCGCCGCGTTCGACGCTGCGCGGGTGAACGGCGAGCCGATCAGCGCCTACGACGCCTCTGAACTGCTGGTGCACACGCTGCAGCAGCCCGATTTCGAAGTGGACTGGCGCGGCTCCGACATCAGCCCGCGCGAAGCCGAGTCCACCGGACTGACGCTGCACACGAAGTACTGCAACGACATCAGTCCGCGCTACGACTTCGTCGCCGTCGAGTTGACGACCAAGCCGATGGAGATCGACTGCGGTGGCGGCATCCTTGTCCGCCTGACCGGCCAACTCGACCGGGCCCGCATCAAGCGCGATAGCCACGGCGTCGGCATCGCCGACGTGAAGACCGGCGGCGCCGCGGTGAGCCAGGGCGTGGCCAAGACCAAGGGCCACAAAGCCCAGATCGGGACCTACGAACTGCTCTACGAGCACACCACCGGCGACCCGATCACCGCGCCGGCCGAGATCATCGGCCTGAAGACCAAGGGCAAGCCCGAGGCGGCGGTCGGCGAAATCATCGGCGCGCGCCAGGTGATGGTCGGTAGCGAGTCGCATCGCGGCCTCATCGACTACGCGGCGGACATGTTCCGCTCCGGCCTCTTCCCCCCGAACCCGCAAAGCCCACTTTGCAGCCCGAAGTACTGTCCGCGCTGGCGGACCTGCCCTTACCACGAATGACCGGAGACACCATGAGCCAGACAACCACCCTCGAAACCCTGCAGACGCAAGCCGTGGCTCCGCGTCAGCGCGACAAGGCACCTGTCGCTATGTCGTTCTTCAACATGGACGGCTTCGAGCTGATGCAGCGCATCGCCAAGGCCTTCAGCCAGGCCGACCTGGTGCCCAAGCAGTACCAAGGCAACCTGCCCAACTGCATGATTGCGCTGGACATGGCCCAGCGCATGGGCGCGAACCCGCTAATGGTCATGCAGAACCTCTACATCGTGCATGGCACCCCGGGCTGGTCGAGCAAGTTCCTGATCGCCACGGTGAACACCTGCGGTCGCTTCTCCTCAATGCGCTACGAGTGGAAAGGCGAGCCAGGCAGTTCCGACTACGGCTGCCGGGCTTGGGCGATTGAGAAGTCCACCGGCGAACGCCTCGACGGCATCTGGGTCACCTGGAAAATGGTGAGCGACGAAGGCTGGGCAGCGAAGAACGGCAGCAAGTGGAAGACGATGCCGGACCAGATGTTCATCTACCGCGCCGCCGCATTCTGGCAGCGCGCCTATGCGCCGGACCTCGGCATGGGCCTGCAGACCGCAGAAGAACTGCAGGACGTCATCGACGCCAAACGCGACGCCGACGGCTCGTTCACGGTCGACCTCGACGTGCTGCGGCGCCAGCAGGAGGTCACCGACAAGGCGCCGGGCGCGGGCCAGCAGGCTCTGGAACACGAACCCGGAGAAGTGATCGACACCGTCAGTGGCGAGATCACCAAGTCGGCTCAGCGCCAGCCCGCCGATCAGCAGCCGGACACCGGCACCGACGAGCTCAATCTCGAGTAACCGGCCATGCCCAGCCGAACCATCGAAGAGCAGTTCGACCGTGTCGAGGAGTTCAACAGCCTCCTCGGCGCGGCGGAGCTGAATGCTGCCACCACCTGGGAAGAAGAGTTCACCGCCGACCTGCGCGCCAACTTCCAGCGCTACGGCCCGCGGATGTTCCTCAGTGAGTCCCAGCACACCACCCTCGAACGCATTGCCAACCAGTAGGAACAGCAGCCAATGACAGCCCAAACCGCCGCAACTATCGCTCAAGACCTCGTAGAAGAGTTCGACGAGGAACAGCCCGCCACCGTAGTTTCCCTCGCTGCCGAAACGCTCGGCCGCGACCTGCTCCAGGCCCTGCTGCAGGAGGTCCGCGTCCTGCCGGATGTCTGGCCGAAGCTGACCGAAAAGAAACAAGCCGACGTCATCGACCGCCTGCGCAGCACCGTAGAGCGCACCGTGAAGTATGCGGTCAAGCTGATTTCCGCCGGCGAGCGCCCGGCCATCGGCGGCATCCTGGAGTCGGTGGCGATCAAAGAAGGCATCAAGGCGACCTTCAAGGTCAGCCAGTTCGACCCGCTGCGTCACGACCTAATCGACCGTGCCGGCAAGGTCTGCATGCTGGTGGTGGCCGACGCTGAGGAGTACCTGCAGGGCATGGACACCGTCGTACCCGATCCCGACCAGAGCGCCCTGGCCCTGGACGAAAGCGACGATGGCGACGACGCCGGCGGCACTGGCGCGCAGGACCCGCTCTACATTGAAGCGGTCAGCCATGTCATCGACACGCGCCGGGTCAGCATCAGCGGGCTCCAGCGCTACCTGAAAATCGGCTACAACCGCGCCGCGCGCATCGTCGAGGAAATGGAAGCCGCCGGCGTTGTATCGGCACCGAACTCCAACGGCGAGCGCGAGGTGATCCTGCAATCACCGCCGGAACCGGAAAAAGACCTGCTGAGCAGTGCCGCCGAGCCCGGCGCCACAACCTACGGCGGCCACACCATCGACGACATCACCGTTCTGGTGCTGCGCAAAGACGAGATCACCCCGGGCTGGCTGCAGTCGCGCTTTGCGCTGAGCACCGACGAGTCCTTGGCTGTCGCCCTGAAGCTGCTCGACGACGGTGTGATCACGCTCGCCACCGAAGGCGAATCGCCTGACCTCAACACCTACCGCGTCGCCGTTGCCACCAAGGCGCCGGCCGAAGAGCCCATCACCCTGGAGTGAGCCATGCGCATAACGAAACTCGAAATCACCAATTTTCAAGGGCTGCGTCATGCGGCCCTTGATGTTTCTGCGCCGGTGCTCCTGGTGGCCGGCCATAACGGCGCCGGCAAGAGTTCGCTGCTGGACGCCATCGCCATGGCCTTCAACGGCCAGCCGCGCCGCGTCTCACTGAAGAAGGAGATGGACAAGCTGGTAACCGAGGGCGCCAAGAAGGGCGAGGCCCGCGTCGAGTGGCTGGACGAGGCCGGCGAGGTGCAGGCCTGCGGGGTCGCGCTGCCCAGCGGCAAAGGCTCCCCGCTCGCCGACTCGCCGTTCCTGCCATACGTGCTCGACGCCAGCCTGTTTGCCGCTCTGGACGCCAAAGATCGCCGCCGGGTGCTGTTCGACCTGACCGGCGCCAGCGCCAGCCCGGCCGAGGTCGGCAAGCGCCTGAAGGCCAAGGGCATCGACCTGGCGCTGTTCGAGAAGGTGAAGCCCCTGCTCCGTTCCGGGTTCTCCGCCATGGTCGGCCAGGCAAAGGACTACGCCAGCGAAGCGCGCGGCGCCTGGAAAGCGGTCACCGGCGAGAACTACGGCAGCGAGAAGGCCATTGACTGGGCGCCGGAACTGGTGGCCACCGCGGTGACCAACGACCAGGTCGAGGAAGCCCGTAACGCCCTGCAGGCGCTCGAGGACGATCTGGCTGAAGCCCAGCAGACCTTGGGCGCCAGCAAGCAGGCCCGCCAGGCCGCCGACGGCCGCGCCCAGCGCATAGCCAATCTGCGCGAGCTGGTAGACCTGGAGCCGCGCCGCCGCAACAAGCTGAGCACGGACGAGCAGAACCAGGACGAGTGGTCCGAGAAGGTCATGGCCGCCGAACTGGCCTCGCCCGGCAGCGTGCCGCACCAGCCGCTGACCTGCCCCCACTGTCAGGGCGCGGTCGACCTGCAGGCCGGTGCTCTGGTGGTGCATCAGCCGCCTGAGAAGATCGCTGACGCCGAGGCAGCCAAGCGCCTGCCGGAATACCGCGAGTATCTGGCCAGTGCTCAGCGCGCCGTGGCGAACAGCCAGCGGGACCTGGACGAGTGCCTGGCCGCCGCCGAGCAGATCAAGGCCCTGGAAACCGAGTCCGCCGACGCGCCCAGCGCCGAAGCGATCACCAACGGCGAGCAGGCTATCAACGAGCTGCGGCAGGCCCGCGACGCGAGCCGCGCGAAGCTGGTGGCCCTTCAGGAAGCCATGGAAGCGGCTGCCCAGCGTGAGGCCTCGATCGCGAAAGCGCAGGCCGCGCACCGGGATGTGGTGGCGTGGACCGGCATGGCCGACGCGCTGTCGCCGACCGGAATCCCGGCTGAGATCCTGGCCGATGCGATCGGGCCGGTGAACGAGCTGCTGCAGCGCCTGTCCGGCACCGCCGGCTGGTCGCCGGTACAGATCAGCGCCGACATCGACGTCACGTTCGGCGGTCGACTGTACGGCCTGCTGTCCGAGTCCGAACGCTGGCGGTGCGACGCGACGCTGGCCCTGGCCATCGCGACGATCTCCGGCCTTCGCCTGGCGCTGCTGGATCGCCTCGATGTGTTGGACCTGCCGAGTCGTAGCCAGGCCCTGACACTGCTGCGTGCCGTGACGATGGACAAGGAAATCGATTCGGTGATCGTCGCCGGCACGCTCAAGGAACCGATGGCGAAGACGCCTGCCTGGTTACAGGCAGTCTGGATCGACGCCGGGCAACTCGTCGACCAGCAGCAGCAGGCTGCTGCCTGACCCTCGATACAGCGCCCCACCCGGGGCGCTTTCTCTTTCAGCAAGCACGCACCGGACGCCGCCCTGTGGGCGATTCAACCATGCCTCGTGGGCCGCCCAAGTCAGGCAGGGCGGCGTCCAGTGCCTGTTCACCGAGTACTGACGATGCCTCCTCAACGACCGATTCTCCGCTACCACGGCGGCAAGTGGCTGCTCGCCCCGTGGATCATCCAGCACCTCGCGCCCCACCATACCTACATCGAGCCTTTCGGCGGCGCGGCTTCTGTCCTGCTGCGGAAGGCCCGCAGCTACGCCGAGGTCTACAACGACCTCGACGGGGACGTGGTGAACCTGTTCCGCGTCGCGCGGGACCGTGGCGAGGAACTGCGCCAGGCCCTGGCGCTTACCCCGTTTGCCCGTGAAGAGTTCGAAGCCAGCTACGCGGAAACGACGGATCCGCTCGAGCGCGCCCGGCGGATGGTGGTCCGCAGTTTCCAAGGTTTCGGCAGCGCCGCGGCGAGCGGCGAACGCACGGGGTTCCGCTCAACGTCGGCGAGGAGTGGTACCGCGCCCGCGCTGGACTGGCGCAACTACCCCGATGCGTTGGCCGCTATCACCGAGCGCCTACAGGGCGTGGTGATCGAGAACCGCGACGCTCTGGCGCTGATGGAGCATCACGACCGGCCGAGCACGCTGCACTACGTCGATCCGCCCTACGTCCATTCCACTCGCAGCACCAAGGTCCGCCACAACGCAACCGGCAAGTCGTACCGACACGAACTGGACGACGACCAGCACCGGGAGATGGCGGCGTTCCTTAAGGGGCTGACCGGCATGGTGGTCCTCTCCGGGTACCCCTGCCCGCTCTACGACCGCCTTTACCGCCACTGGCACCGCCTCGAGCGGAACGCCCTCGCCGACGGCGCACGTGACCGCATCGAATGCCTCTGGCTCAACGATGCCGCGCGCAGTGGCCTGGCGCAGCTCGACATCTTCCACGACACCAAGGAGCCCGCATGACTTCCCTCAAGAAGCCCTCCCCGCTCGACTTCAAAACCCAGTACGGCCTGGCCCTGGACGACACCGATGACGCGATCGTCGCAGACTACTTTTGCGGCGGAGGTGGCGCCGGTACGGGCTTGGAAATGGGCCTGGGCCGCCCGGTGAACGCGGCAAAAAACCACAGTTCTGCCGCAATTGCCATGCACACCGCCAATCACCCCCATGCTCGGCACTTCATGACGGACGTCTTCGACGGTGACCCTGACGACGAGTGCCAGGGACGCCCGGTCGGCTGGTTCCATATGAGCCCCGACTGTACCCATCACAGCCAAGCAGCCGGCGGCCAACCTCGCAAACGCGAGATTCGAAACCTCTCGTGGGTTGGGCTGAAGTGGGCCGGAAAGAAAAAACCTTGGGTCATCAGCCTGGAGAACGTGAAGCAGATCCTCCAGTGGGGCCCCCTGATCGCGAAAAGGGACAGGTCCACCGGTCGAGTGGTCAAGCTCGATGGCAGTGTGGCGGCACCAGGCGAACACGTTCCAGTCCAGCAACAGTTCCTGATTCCCGACCCCAAACGCCGCGGCCAAACCTGGCGCCGGTTCGTTCACCTGCTGGAGGGGATGGGCTACCAGGTGGAATGGCGCGTCATCAAGGCATGCGACTTCGGGGCACCAACCAGCCGCGAGCGCTTATTCATGATAGCTCGGTCCGATGGCCATCCTATCGTCTGGCCTGAGCCGACCCACGCCAAGCACCCGAAAAAAGGGCAGCAGAAGTGGAAGACCGCAGCCGACTGCATCGACTGGTCGTACCCCAGCAAGAGTATCTTCGGCCGCAAGAAGGCCCTGGCCGACGCCACGCTGCGCCGGGTGGCTAAGGGCGTGAAGAAGTTTGTACTCGACAACCCACGGCCGTTCATAGTGCCAATCGCGAACTGGTCGGGCGAACTGGCCCAGTCGGCCCACGAACCGCTCCGTACCATCACCTCCTGGCCTCGCGGGGGCAGTTTCGCCGTGGCCAGCCCAACACTGGTGCAGACCGGCTACGGTGAGCGCGAAGGGCAGCAACCGCGAGCGCCAGGCCTCGATCAGCCGCTTGGCACCGTCGTCGCAGGCGGCGTGAAGCACGCTCTGTCTAGCGCGGTGCTTCTCCCGGCAACGCATCAAGGCGCAGACCGAGTCAACGATCCCGCTGAGCCGCTGCCCACTGTGACCGCAGCAAACCGCGGCGAACTGATGATAGCGAGCCCGTTGATGGTGGGCGTCGGTGGCCGCGCCGGGCAGACTGAACCGCGACCGGGCGACGAGCCGATGTACACCATCACAGCGAAGGCAGACACCGCCATTGCATCGGCACACCTGGTCAAGTTCCGGTTCAACAGTGACGGGGCGGACATCACCGAGCCAATGCCTACGATCACCAGCGGAGGCAACTTCAAACGTCCAGCAGGCGCCGCACATGCCTTGGGGGTCTGCACTGCCTTCATCGAACAGGCCAACTCCGGTTTCAACACCACCTTCGGCCGGAGCATGGACGATCCGATGAGCACGGTAACCAACTCGGGCAGCCAGCAGCGCCTTGTAACGGCCAGCCTTGCCACGTTGCGGCGGAACTGTGTAGGTCGCCCCCTCGACGAGCCGATTCCGACTCTTACCGCCGGCGCCGAGCATCACGCCCTCATCGAGTACAAGCTGTCGCCCGAACACGAGGCTGGCGCTCTGCGCGTCGCTGCGTTCCTGATGCGCTATCACAGCACCGGCGGTCAATGGGCAGAACTGGATCACCCCGTGACGGCCGTTACCACCAAGGACCGCCTGGCTCTCGTGACCGTGTTCGTAAAAGGCACTCCCTACGTGATAGTCGACATCTGCTTGCGGATGCTGCAACCGCCCGAACTGTACCGAGCCCAGGGATTTCCGGCCGACTACATCATCGACCGCGGCGCTGACGGCAAGCCGTTCAGCAAAACCGAACAGGTGCATATGTGCGGTAACAGCGTCAGCCCGCCGCCGATGGCAGCGATCGCGCGAGCCAACGATCCATGGAGGGCGCGGCAGCGTCAGGCGGTGGCGGCGTGAACGCGGAACTGTCGCAGTACTTCACCCCCACCTGGGCGGCAGAGTTGCTGGTGAGGCGCCACTTCGGCGCCCTCACCTGCCAGGACACGGTTCTTGAGCCGGCATGTGGGGACGGTCGATTCTTGATGGCCATCCCTGCGGAAGTCGATGCCTACGGCGTGGAACTGGACCCGGCCCAAGCGCAGGCCGCCCGGCAGAACTCTGGCCGGGAGGTGCTGGCTGGGGACTTCCTGACCGCTCGCCTGCCTCGCCGGCCAACGGCGGTGATCGGCAATCCGCCTTACCAGGCGGACCTGATCGACGGCTTCCTGGCCCGCTGCTACGAACTGCTCGAGTACGGCGGCCGCATCGGCTTTCTGCTGCCGGTCTACTACCTGCAAACCGCCAGCAAGGTGATGGACCTGAACCGCCGCTTTTCCATCGCGCAGGAGCTGCTACCGCGGAACCTGTTCGAGGGCCTGACGAAGCCGATCATGTGGGCGACGTTCACCAAGGCGCGCCGGACCGTGCTGGCAGGCTTCTTCCTGTACGCGGAGACCCACGCCCTGGCGGATGTTCACCGCGATCTGCGCGCCCTGCTGCTGGGTAACCGCTCCCGCGCCACCTGCTGGCGTGACGTGGTTGGGGCTGCGCTCGAGGCCTGCGGTGGCCGAGCCACTCTCCAGCAGCTCTATGCCTGCATCGAGGGGAACCGTCCCACCGCGAACCCATGGTGGCGGGAGAAAGTGCGGCAGATCGCCGGCCAGCACGGCGGGAGAAAGTGCGGCAGATCGCCGGCCAGCACTTCCGCCGGATCCGCCCAGGTGAATTCGAAATCATCGAGGAGCATTCCGCATGAACACCGAACAGTTCATCCGTGACTCGGCCGCGCGCGGGCTTTCCCGCCGCGCCACCCGGCTGGCCCTGGGCATCGGCCCATGGGTATTCCGCGAAATGCTGACCCTGATGCCGGACATCGAGTGGCCGGCGAAGGGCCAGTCGCTGGACCACAAGCGGGCCAACTCGCAGAAACAGGGCTACTGCACGCCGGCACTCGCCCGCGCACTGGACCAGGCCCGCCAGGCACGCAAGGAAAAGCACACCCACACCGTGCGCGGCAGAACCGGAACCCTCGAAGAGTTGGTCGACCTGCTGCCGAGCCCCGTCTCGGCCAGCACCGTCCGCCGGCGACTCGCCGCAGGCATGTCCCTCGAGGACGCGCTGCTCACCCCACACCTACCGCCGAAACCAGGCCATCGCCCACTTCAGCAGGTGCAGCCATGACGACGAACCAGAACCACCCCGACGATCACCTTGCCATTGAAGCGCTCCACAGCCGCTATCTCGATGTCCTGACCGGACGCACCAGCGATCACCTCCTGATGTTCCAGGACGAGGCCTACGCGCTTGGCCGCGCCCGGGGCCGCCTGGACGTGTTCCGTTTCGACCTGCACCTGGAGCGCCAGCGCCGGTTCAGCGAACGCACGTTCGGGCCTGGGTCGCGCGCCGCTGGCGTCGTCGACCACATCCGCAAAGAGTTGCGCGAAATCGAAGAAGCCCCCGGCGACCTGGCCGAGTGGGTCGACGTTGTGATCCTGGCCCTGGACGGGGCTTGGCGCACCGGCGCCACTCCCGCGCAGATCATCGACGCCCTGCTGGCAAAGCAGGCGAAGAACGAGTCGCGGTCCTGGCCGGACTGGCGCACGGCGCCGGCCGACAAGGCGATCGAGCACGACCGCGCGGACGACCCGATCGACGACAACACCTACTTCGTCATGCGCAACGCCGGCGGCGCCGTGTTCGTGAAGCACGGTCCCTTCTTCCGCGACCAGGGCGGCCTGACGGAGGACTGGGGAAAGAACTGGACGCGCATCAGGGCCGGCAGCCTCAAGCATGCCCGCCAGATTGGGGAGGGGCTGCTGCCGTGATCCAGCGCATCTACCTCGCCGGGCCTATGACCGGCCTGCCGGAACACAACTTCCCCGCCTTCCACGCCGAAGCCGCGCGCCTGCGCAGCCTCGGGTACCAGGTCGAGAACCCCGCCGAGCACGGCGAGATTCCGGGCTTCGAGTGGGCCGACTACCTGCGGCTCGACCTGCAGAAGCTGCTCACCTGCCAGGCAATCGCTCTGCTGCCCGGCTGGATGGACTCGAAGGGCGCCAGGCTGGAGTTCACCGTAGCCACCAATCTGGGAATGCGCGCTCTGCACGCGGAGCACATCACCGGTCCTGCGGAGGATGCGCGATGAGCGCCGAGTACCACATGCACCTGGCCCTCCTGGCTTCCCTGCTCGGCGGGTACCACTACCGATACGGCAGCGAGGTACAGCTTCACCAGGCTCTCTCCACAGTGCTGACCGACGCCGGCTTCGAGCATGAGCGCGAGGTGGCGCTCGACGCACGCAACCGCGCGGATTTCTGGCTGGAGGGGATCGTCATTGAGGTGAAGGTAGACGGCTCCCTCGCCGCCGCACTTCGGCAGTGCCAGCGCTACCTGGCCCTTCCGCAGGTCCACGCTGTGCTGCTCGCCAGCACTCAACGCTGGGCCGATACCGCCATGGCCAAACGGCCGGAGTTGGCGGGCAAGCCCTTCCACATTGTCAGGCTGAGAAGGCAAACGCTATGACATCAACCACCTACGGCCGGATGGTCTACAACGGCCGGTACTGGCGAATCACATGCGAACCGCAGGTGCGCGCCAGGTTGAAGCGGGTATTTCCGCGTGTGCCGCAGACTCCGGGTGAGCATATCGACCTGCTCGGCAGCCCCGAAAACAGCCGGGAACTGCTGTGGTTCCTACAGCGCTACCCAATGGAGATCGACACGGACGCACAGGAATCGCTCAAGCAGTTGGCGCAGCAGCACCATCAGATGGAGCAGAACCTGGCCGAACTGGTCGCTGGGCGGATGCCGCTGCCGGTATTCAAGCTGGCCAAGCCGCCGCGCGAATACCAGCGCTTCGCGGGCGCCCAGGTCACGATCCGCGGCGGCCTGCTGCTGGCGGACGACTTGGGCTTGGGCAAGACCATCACTGGGATATGCCCGATGGCGGAACCCGGCAACCTGCCGGCGGTCGTTGTCTACCCTGCCGCCCTCCCGAACCACTGGCCGGAAAAGCTCGCCGAGTTCGCTCCGAACCTGCGCGTGCATCACATCCGCAAGGGCCAACCCTACCCGCTGGTCCGCCAGCCACGCCAGCGCATCCCGGACCTCTGGGACACGCTGCCCGACGTGATCCTTGTCAGCTATCACAAGCTCAGGGGCTGGGCCGATGTCCTGGGCGAGATCGTGCAGTACGTGGTCTTCGAGGAATGCCAGCAGCTCAGGAACCCAAGCAGCAATATCTACCAGGCCTGCGAGTACTTGGCCGGGCAGGCACGCCTGCGGATGGGCCTGACCGCGACGCCCATCTACAACTACGGCTCCGAGTTCTACCACGTCGTCAACCCACTGATCCCGGACTGCCTGGGCAGCTACGACGAGTTCCTGCGCGAGTGGTGCGTGGGCGGCAGCGTTGGCGAAAAACCACGCCTGAAGGACGCCGAGCAGTTCGGCGCCTACCTGCGTCGGGAGGGAATCATGCTCCGGCGCACCCGGGCCGAGGTCGGCCGAGAACTTCCGGCGCTCTCGAAGATCCCGCACGAGATCGAGTCGGACGGCGCAGCCCTGGAGCGGATCACCGGCGACGCGGTGGCACTGGCCAAGACCATCCTGGCTCACAACGAGGCCTACCGCGGCGAGAAGATGCGTGCGGCCGGCGAGTTCGACCAGTTGGTGCGCCAAGCCACTGGCGTCGCGAAGGCGCCATACGTCGCGGAGTTCGTCCGCCTGCTACTGGAAAGCGGACAGCAGGTGCTCCTGTTCGGCTGGCACCGTGAGGTCTACAGCATCTGGCGGGAGAAGTTGGCCGACTACAACCCCGTCATGTACACCGGCACCGAGTCGCCAAAGGAGAAACAGGCCGCGAAGGACGCATTTGTCGCCGGCGACAGCCGCCTGATGCTGATCAGCCTACGCGCCGGCGCAGGCATCGATGGCCTGCAACACGCCTGCAGCACGGTGGTGTTCGGCGAACTCGACTGGTCGCCGGGCGTGCATGAGCAATGCATCGGCCGGATACACCGCGACGGCCAGCGCGAGCCTGTGCAAGCGTTCTTCCTGATCTCCAACGAGGGCAGCGACCCGATCGTCTCCGACGTTCTGGGGGTCAAGCTCGAGCAGATCGAGGGCGTGCGCAACCCAGGCGAGCACCTGGTAGAACGCCGCGACCTTGGCGAGAACCAACTGCGCCAACTCGCCCAGCGCTTCCTCGCCGATCACGGCGTCAAGGTTCCGCGCACCAGCCATCCAACCCCGATTCACCAGCGGCAGCCGTTCGAACTCACCTGAGCACCGCAATAAACCGCCCCACCATCTGCCGCACCACGGGCCAACGGATAGGCCTGTGCAAATGCTTCCGCTGCCGGCCGCCGGCGCCGGAGCAACCGGAGACACCGCAATGTCCTCTACCCAACACCAACTGATCGAGCAGTGCGCCATCCGCCTGCGCGGCATCGTCGAAGCCCTGGACAACATCCACGACACCATCCCGCACCGCTGGTCGACGGACCTCGACGACGTTCACTCCTCAGCCGAGAGCCTGCTGGCCCTGATCAAGGACCAGGCGCCGGTTCGATCGGAAGCCAGCTTCGAAGAGTGGCTGGCCAACGAACTCGAGGGCGAGGACGGCCAGCCTGTTCCGGCTGCGGTATGCGACATTGCCCTCGCCCGCCGAGCATTCAACCATTGGCCCAAGCTGGAACATCCAGCCAAGGTCGGTGGCGTCCGCTTCAGCGCTGGCGTGTCGTCGCGGCTGGTAGTCGAAGCCGCCCAGCGGCTGAACGAGTTCGAGTCCACTCCGGAGCAAGAGGCGGAGCGGCCGGAAATGTCGCCAGAACGGGCCGCGTACTTCATGCGTCGCTTCAAGTCCGAAGAGAAGTTGCTCGGCCCCAATGAGCAAGCCGCCGTGGACTACGTGCTGTCGCTGCTCGCCCAGCACGAGAGCATCGTCGGGGCACTGCGGGCTGAACTGGAATCGGAGCGCAACCGCGTCAACATCTATGTAAACAACAATGGAATTCGCCAGGATAACGAACGACTACGAGCAGAGTTGCGCGCCGCCCTGGCCAGGGTCGCGGAGCAGCAGACGGAAATCGAGTGGCTGAAGAACCCGAAAGCACTCGCCGAAACAGTCCATGCGGACGCTCAGGAGGCCGTGAAGCTCCAGCGCCTGCTGATGGACTCGCACACCGCTTGCCGCCCGGCCGGCGAGGGCCTGATGGGCTGGGCGCACGCCGCTCTATCCGCCCAGGCTCAGCACAGCGTGCCTCGCGCATGGCTCGATGTTCAAGCCGAGCGACGCCGGAGCACGACGACGAGCACCGCACGACGCGACCTGGTAAAGGCCTGCGCCCTGGCGCTGGCCGAGATCGAACGTCTCGACCGGGCAACGGCGACTCAGGGAGGGCCGCGCGATGCGTAGAGCACTGACCGCCCTCGGCATTATCGCCGCCCTCGGCCTGACCGTGGTGGGGCTGGTGGAGATATTCCCGATCGTTCGCACACTGGCGGCCTGGCAGGCGGGGTGCTTCGGATGAAGCAGAAACCAGGCATCGCCCTTCCCCGCTGGCTCCTGCGGACCACAACGATGCAGATGCACAGCGTCGACGTGGTACTGGTCATGGCCCTGGTGCTCCAGCACCACGGTACGGCCGACGCTGTTCGCCGCGCCGCCGGTCAGCTTCGCGACAGAGTATGTGCCGAGCACCGGCCCAAGATGACCGCACTCATGCGCATGCAAGATGACGCGGCGGCGCTGCAGGTGGCGCTCAACATCGTCCAGCGCGCCACCGACGCCCTGGGCATCCTGGCGGGAAAGCCGTTTCCGGCCAGACCTTCGCCCAGCGAAAGCCCACCGGATCAGGGGCACATGCCCACCAAGGCTGGTCCCGTCACCGGTGAGCCGGTGCATCCTACCTGAAATCATCCACGCCCGCGGCCCAACGGAAAGGGTCGCTATTTCATGAGGGAACAGCAATGTCCCTTTCCGAGTTTCTATCCCCTGACGAACTCACTGAATTAGTTGGAAAAAAGATCGTGAGCAAACAGATCGAGTGGCTCGAAAATCACCATTGGAACTATGAAACCAACGCAGCGGGCCGTCCCATAGTCGGGCGGGTGTATGCGCGGTTGCGTCTGGCAGGCGTTCATCCCACAAGAACCACAGTTTCCGACCCCGCCTGGTCGCTCGACCTGTCGAACGTGTCCTGATATGCGGCCGAAGTCTACGAACCGAGACATGCCGCCCCGCATGTTGAAGCGTGTCCGAAAATTGAAATCGGGGAAAGTCTGGATCGGCTACTACTACAACGGCCGAGACGAGGAGGGAAATCGAAAGGAGATTCCGCTGGGTAGCGACCTGAACGAGGCGCGCGCCGAATGGGCTCGCCTCGAGCGGACGACAACGCCGAAGATCGTGCGCTACATGAAAGAACTGTTCGATCGCTACGAGCGCGAGGTCGTCCCGACGAAGGCGCCGCGTACCCAATCGGACAATCAAGCCGAACTGAGGCAACTACGGAAAGCCTTTGATAGCGCGCCGATCACGGCAATTACTCCTCAGGTGGTCGCCCAGTACCGCGATGCCAGGACGGCGAAAACTCGTGGAAACCGGGAGATAGCACTACTCTCGCATGTCTTCACGCTCGCGAGGGAGTGGGGCTACATCGATGGCGAAAACCCCTGCGCCCGGGTGCGACGGAACAAGGAGAAGGCCAGGGACTACTATGCCTCCGACGATGTCTGGGAAGCGGTCTACGCTCACGCCTGCCAGGAGCTTCGAGACGCGATGGATCTAGCCTATCTCACCGGCCAGCGACCTGCGGACACGCTGAAAGTCTCAACAGGCGATCTGGCAGGCGAGTTCCTGCTGGTTGCCCAGGGCAAGACAGGAAAGAAGCTCAGGATTCGCTTGCTCGATGGCGAACAGCCAACAGGGCTGGGCGTGTTCATCGACGGCCTGTTCGAGCGCCGGAAACTGGCCGGCATTACCAGTTCGCGCCTCATCACGAACCCATCAGGCCTCCGCATGAGCTACGCCATGATGCGAAATCGCTGGGACGAGGCGCGAGCAGAAGCCGCCGCCCAAGCAGTGGCCGCCCGAGACGAGCCGCTTGCTGAACGAATCAAGCAGTTCCGCTTCAGCGATATTCGCCCCAAGGCAGCCAGCGAAATCGAGAACCTGGCCGACGCAAGCAAGCTGCTTGGCCACACAAAGGAACAGATCACGAAGAACGTTTACCGACGCGTCGGCGAGGTGGTAAGCCCGACGAAGTGAGGAGGCGTTGCGGAAATGATCGGAGAATTGCGGAAATGATCCGCTTTCCTAGGCAAGAAAAAAGCCCCGTAACTCGTTGAGCTACGGGGCTTTTCTGTTGGAGGCTGAGGTCGGAATCGAACCGGCGTTCACGGATTTGCAATCCGGTGCATAACCACTCTGCTACTCAGCCTTTGAGCGAAGCGACATGCGTTTGGCATATCGCTGAAATTTCTTTCCTGGCGCGATTTTGAACTTATAACCCTTTGATTTCAAAAGATTTTTAGCTCACCCATCGCTGGAATGGACGCAATTATGGACGGATTCGCCGAGCTTGGCAAGCGCTCTACGAAAAAAACTTTGCAGATCAGGCTATTGCGTAGCACAAGCCGGGAGAAACGGGCCCAGACGTCCGCGAAATGGGCCCGCAGCGACCGGCAACCGAGGAGCGCGCCAGGATCCGACGCGCCCTGCCCCGGCGATCAGTTCGCCTCGGGGCTCGCTTCGGTTGCGGGCGCTTCAGGCGTCGGCGCCTCCGTGGCGGCCGGCGCTTCGCCACCCGCCTGTGCACGCTTGGCGCGCTTCTCGCGCATCTGCTCGCGCTGCCGGCGAGACGCCTGCCGCCGCGCATACACCGCCTGCTCGGCGGTTACCTTGCCGGCAACCTGGCCTTGCAGATCCAGTCGCGGCGCATCTTCCACCATACAATTCCAGTAGCGGCTGCCCTGGCACCAGGTGGCGATGGCCTGTTTCAGTTGTTCGGCGGTGATTCCCAGTAGTTCGAGGTGCTGCTGCGCATCCTGGAGGATGCCCTGCTTGAGCGGAACCTTGGCCGCGGGACTTTTCGGAAACGCCAGCGGAAAATGCCGTTGCAGCCTCCAGATAGCCTCGACTCCCGGCTCGACGGCTTCACGTTTCTTCGCGCGTCCCGCGGAGCTTTTGGTTTGAGCCGGTTTCGCCTGCGCCGCCTGTGCGCGCAGACGGTCTCTCAGCTCGGCAAGTTGTTCAAAACCCAT